GGATATACTAACCTTCATTATTCAACTAAAGGTGATTCCACAAGAGCAGATTCGTATTTTGACAAATATATGGATACGAGTAAAATGGTTCCTGGCTTTAGTATGACCTCAAAAGTTAGACCTATGATAATAGGTAAATTCCAGGAATATATCTCAGATCAAAGTGTAATTATACAATCAAGTAGATTGATAGAAGAAATGAAAGTGTTTATTTGGAAAAATGGTAGAGCAGAAGCACAGCAAGGTTATAATGACGATTTGGTTATGTCATTTGGGATTGCTATGTTTATGCGAGATACGTCTTTTAAATTTAGACAACAACATTTAGATATGAGTAAAGCAACTCTAAATAGTATTTCTTCAAATAAAACTCCTTTTGTAGGAGGGTATAACCATAATAGAAATGTTCAAAATCCATATGAAATAGACAACCCATATGGAGGGAAAGAAGACATTAGTTGGCTTCTTAGATAATATTTATAATAATAAAGCACCCATAAAATGGCTGATACTAGTTTATTTAAAAGATTACAAAGACTATTCTCCTCGGACGTAGTAATTAGAAACGTTGGTGGAGATCAACTTAAAGTAATCGACACAGATAAAATCCAAACATCAGGAGAATTTGCTACAAACTCACTAATGAGTAGATTCCAAGGTATTTATCAAAACCCAGCTGCTACCTCTTTATATGGTCAGCAGTTTAACCTTAACTATCAATATCTAAGAACATATCTTTATTCAGATTATGATTTAATGGATACAGATGCTATTATTGCTTCTGCATTAGATATTATTTCTGATGAATGTACTTTAAAAGATGATATGGGTGAGGTGCTTCAAATTAAATCATCGGACGAAGATATTCAAAAAATTCTATATAACTTATTCTATGACGTACTAAACATTGAGTTTAACTTATGGTCTTGGACTCGCCAAATGTGTAAGTATGGTGATTTCTTCTTAAAATTAGAAATCTCGGAAAAATTTGGTGTTTATAATGTTATTCCTTATTCAGCATACCATATTGAAAGAAAGGAAAACTTTGACCCAGAAAACCCTTCTAAAGTAGTATTTACATACAACCCAGAAGGTATTTACGGAGGTTCTTCTTCTGGTTACTATACTACACCAAACAAACAAAATAACGTAAACACTATTGAATTTGATAATTACGAGATTGCTCACTTTAGATTATTATCGGATGTAAACTATCTTCCATATGGTCGTTCTTATATTGAACCCGCTCGTAAATTATACAAACAATATTCATTAATGGAAGATGCTATGTTAATTCATAGAATTGTCCGTGCTCCTGAAAAACGTATTTTCTATATTAATGTAGGTTCAATTCCACCAAACGAGGTAGAAAACTTCATGCAGAAAACTATTTCTACAATGAAGCGTACTCCCTTTATGGACCAAAAGACTGGCGAATATAATCTAAAATATAACATGCAAAATGTTATGGAAGACTTCTATATCCCAGTTAGAGGTAATGATCAAGCAACTAAAATCGATACTACAAAAGGACTTGAATGGTCAGGTATTGAAGATGTAGAATACCTAAGAGAAAAATTATTTGCTGCTCTTAAAGTGCCTAAAGCATTTATGGGTTATGATGAAAACCTCTCAGGTAAAGCTACATTAGCAGCTGAAGATATTCGTTTCGGTCGCACAATTGACCGCATTCAACGTATTCTCCTTTCAGAATTATATAAAATTGCTCTTATCCACCTATATGCTCAAGGATATAGAGACGAACAAATGACTAACTTTGAACTTAATCTAACTACCCCTTCTATCATTTACGATCAAGAAAAGATCGCATTAATGAAAGAAAAAGTAGATCTAGCTGCTCAAATGATGGAAAATAAAATGTTCCCAACAGATTGGATTTATGAGCATGTATTCCACTTTAGTGAAGATCAATACGAAGAATATAGAGACTTAATTGTACAAGACCAAAAACGTAGATTCCGTTTAGCTCAAATTGAGACTGAAGGTAATGATCCATTAACAACAGGTCGTTCATATGGTACACCACATGATTTAGCTTCATTATATGGTCAAGGTAGAATGGAAAGCGATCCTGCTAATGTACCTGATGGATATAATGAGAAACGTCCTTTAGGTAGACCAGAGGAAAAAGTATCCGATATTAATACTCAAGATAATGCTTTTGGTAGAGATAGACTAGGCCGTCAACAAATGAAAGTAGATGATCAACCTGATGGGTTAAGAGAAGATGCTAAGTTATCATATTCTAAAAATGTTTCACTATTTGAATCTTTAGGAAAACGCACAGAATCATTATTAGACGAAAAAAACATTAAAGAGTAATATCTCCTTATATATTTATAATAAACCTTATTTGGAATGAACATTAAGCATTCAAAGTACAAAAATACTGGTATTCTTTTTGAATTACTTGTTAGACAAGTAACTGCTGATACCTTAAATGGCGGTGAATCTGCTGCATTAGGCATTATTAAAAAATACTTCGTTAAATCCGAATTATCTAAAGAGTATAAATTATACGAAACCTTATCTAAAAACACTTCTTTAACTGAAGGTAGAGCTAATGTAATGATTCAATCATTATTAGAGACTTCTAAAAAGTTAAACAGAGGTGCTTTACGTAGAGAAAAATATAGTTTAATTAACGAAATTAGAAAATCATATAATTTAGAAGAATTCTTTAAAACTAAATTACCTCACTATAAAACGTTTGCTGCGTTTTATATGTTAACTGAAATTCAAAATTCGGACGCTTTAGTTGATACTAATCTTATCGTAAATAATAAGATGACTATCCTAGAACATCTTTCTTCTAACGATATTAAAGAAGAAAAAGTAGAAGCAGATGTACTTCAAGAATTCCAATCTTACGATAAAGATACTCGTATGCTAACTTACCGTATCCTAATGGAAAACTTTAATGGTAAGTATACTAATCTTTATAATTCACAAAAAGAAGTACTTAGACAATATATCAACTCAGTAGATTCAACCCCAGTATTAAGAGAATTTTACAATGCTGAAGTAGGCAAAATTAAAGAATCTTTAACTGTATTAAACAAACAAGTAGAAGATAAAGCTGTACAAATTAAAATTAATGAAGTAGTTAATTTAATTGAAGAATTAGATAAAACAGCTAAAGTAACTTCTGATAATATTGTAAATATTCTTCAATACTTAGAATTAGTAGAAGAATTAAAAGCTGCTCATGGCTAAAATAGGAGATAGTAAACAAGAAGGTGGTATTATAACTACCGTAACTAATATCGATCCTGAGACTGGACAAATCACTTGGGATGTCGATTATGCTCCTGATTATAAAAAATTATTTAAAGAAGTAACTGAAATGTTAGCTACAGCTAAAGAAGTAGCCCAAGCAACTGATGAAAAATTCTTTAAAGATCATTATAATGATGTTCGTAAATTAAGAAATCAATTAAGAACCTATTTACGTAATAATAAAGCTGAAGAATACGAACGCATTAAAGCTATGAATGAAATGAGCGGTACTGGAGGTGGTGCTGCTTTTAATGTTGGTACCGGTGCCCAATATGCTACCCCAAAATCCTTTAAAAAGAAAAACGTAAAAGAAGCTAACCCTGGTTCTAGCTTAGGTTTAGGCCCTAAAGCAACAGATAAAGGAGTTAAAGATAACTATTACGTAAAAGGATTTAAATATAAATTAGTTAATCCCGAAAAATTAGCTAAACAATCAAAAGCTATAGATACTAAGTATCTATGGGGGAAGAAATAATATGTATAAGTATAAGTTAAATCTAAAGGAACGCGATGAAAAACGTTCTCAATTTCAAGAAAAACGCATTTCTGCATTTCAAGAAATTGAAAAACGATTAAACGCTCTATACCCTCAGATTGATAAAGCTAAAGATGAAACTATAGCTTACTATCAGGATAAACCAGAAGCGTATAGTGTAGTTTACCCTACAGATTTAATTTTAGACTATATTAAAGACATTGAACAATTGTTAAAAGATAGATAATGAAACAGTTAACATTACAAGAGCAATACAACTTAATCCAGGAGGGTAAAGGCAATAAAAACGCCTTTATGAAATCTGCTTTAAGACAATTTCCTAATCTATTTAATAACCTTACTGAGTTTAATACCGCAGTAGGAGTATTAAAGCAAAAACAAGTTATTTCAGAAGGTGTAGGTGGTGTTGTAACATCAGCTAACCCATTTATGAACTGGGAAAAATTCTTAGCTGAAGAAGCAAAAGCAGAAGAAAAGAAAACTACTAAAGAAGTAGAAGATATGGAGACTGCTGGTTTTGATTATAAAGATAAGAAAAATATTGATAATCTTTATGGTGAAGCCTTCTTACAAGGATACTATACTGAAATGAAAGATCCTAAAAACGCAGACAAAACTGTAGATGAGCTTAAAGAAATAGTAGCTAAAAACATGGAAAAAGACATGAACTACTATATGAAAGAAGCTTCATTCGGTATTAAAGGTATTGGTTATACTGATGATGCTCCTGGTTTAAAGGTATCTGATAAAGAAATTAAAGGTAAATATGCTTCATCTGGTATGGAAGAAGTTAAACTAAAAGAAGGTATGGTAAACTTAAAAGACTTATTAAATGAAGCAATCGGTGGTTATACCGATTTACGCCCCGCAGGAATGGCAAACGAAAACGCAAGAACTCGCGCTGAAGAAGAAGGCTATTTAGATGGAATGCGTGATGAAAAAGAAGATTTAGAAGATAAAGCTAAAGCTAAAAAGAAAAAAGTTAAAAAAGAAACAATTGATACTAAATTATCTGAAATTGAAAAAGCAGGTAAAGTAACTACTTTAGAGGCTCAAATTGAGGCTTTAGATGAAGCAATTGAAACTAAAAACCACAGAATTTCAATGGTATCAGAAGATGAAAATCTATCTGAATTAGTTGATAAAGCTAAAATGAAAGAAATGCAACGTGAAGTTAAAGAGCTTGAAAAAAGAAAAGCAAAGATGGAAAAGTTGTATGAAAAAATGTGTGGTAAAGCTTACGTTAAGACTGAAATCGTAGACGAAGCTGACGAAGTACCTTCAAACCCAGAAGACTATACAAAACAACCCGGATACGTTCACGAAGACTAATGAAAAAGGTACTAGTAGAAACTCAAATCTTTAAACCACAAGGTTTAATGTTAACCGAAGGGAAACTCTCTGGAAGAGGTAACCCTATGGTTGAGGGTATCCTAGCTACTGCTGAAGTAAAAAATGGTAATGGTCGTTACTACCCAAGAGAATTATGGGAACGTGAGATCGATAAATACATGGAATCAGTTAAAGAAAACAGAGCATTAGGTGAATTAGACCACCCAGAATCTTCTGTTATTAACTTAAAAAATGTATCCCATAATATTACTGATATGTGGTGGGATGGAGATAAAGTACTAGGTAAAATAGAAATCTTACCTACTCCTTCAGGTAATATCCTTAAAGCACTAATTGAAAATAATATCACAGTTGGTGTATCATCACGTGGAATGGGTTCATTAGAAGATAGAAATGGTGTATTAGAGGTACAAGATGACTTTGAATTACTATGTTGGGATTTTGTTTCAACACCTTCTAACCCAGGTTCATACATGCACGTAATTAAAGAAGGTCAAACCTTACAAGAAACAAATAAATATCAAGACGTAAATAGTATTATTAGAGAAATCTTATGTGCTAATACTTGCACTTGTTACTTAGACTAATACCTCTGTATTGAGGCGCTACCAAAGAACGCTCTCCGAAAGGAGGGCGTTTTTTATATCTCCCTATATATGTATAAACATAACGTGAGCAATATACTATGTTCTATATAGTATTCACTATTTAATAATTCTTATTACGTCTCCTAATAGGCGTACTCCACAAAACAATTTTGAGGTAATGGCAAACAGAGATCTGCTCAAAGAAGCAATCGCTGACGCAAAAGCACTTAAAGAAACTGCTATTGCGAACGCAAAAGCCGCTTTAGAAGAAGCTTTCGAACCAAGACTTAAGTCTATGCTTTCAGCTAAACTTGAGGAAATGGAAAAGGAAGAATTAGACGAAGCGGACGAAGAAATGACCGAAGCTAAGAAAAAGTACAAGGACGATGATCGTAAAGACGGAGGTGAAAGTAAAGAAACTAAGCGTACAGAAAAAATGAAGTACGGTAAGGATCTAGCTGAAGCTGAAGACATGGACGAAGAAATGGACTTAGACGAAATCTTAGCTGAACTCGAAGGAGATTTATCTGAAGATGCAAGAACTGACGCTGAGGAAGAAGGCTACAAGGACGGCATGGAAGATGAAAAAGAGGACATGGAAGACGATGAAGAAGATGAAGAAATTGATCTTGAAGAAATGACTGAAGATGACCTTAAATCTTTTATCGAGGACGTAATCGCCGATATGGTTGAATCTGGGGAATTAGAAGCAGGAGAGGAATTCGAATCTGAAGACGAAGTTGAAGATGACGAAGAAATCGATGTTGAAGATGACACAGAAGTAGACGTTGAGGTTAACGAAGCAAAAGAAGACATGGATGAAGGCTACGGCAAAGAAGACATGGATGAAGGTGTAATGGATAAACTTAAGAAACTATACAACGATAAGAAATTACTTTCTAAAATCGTAACTGTAGATGGCGAAGATGTATCTATTAAAGATCTTTTATCATTAGCAGGTTCAGGCGCTACAGCTGGTATGGCTAAGTCTGGTTCAGGTAAAACTTCATCAATTGGTGAAGATGCTCGTACTGATGCCGAAGAAGAGGGTTACCTCGACGGTATGAAAGACGAAAAAGAAGATATGGATGAAATGAAAAAAGAACTTGACGAGTTAAGATCTGAACTTCACGAAACCAATCTTTTAAATGCTAAACTTCTTTACACAAATAAAATTTTCAGAGCTAAAAACTTAAAAGAAGCTCAGAAAGTGAAAGTTCTAGAAGCGTTTGACAAAGCGTCAAATGTAAAAGAAGTAAAACTTATTTTTGAAACTTTAAACGAAGGTATGGTTACTAAAACTGCTGCCCCGATTAAAGAAAATTTAGGTAGAGCTTCTAAAGCTGCTGGTGTTGCGCCAACAAAACAACCAATCGTAGAAGTAGATTCTCAGGTTGCTAGATGGCAAAAACTTGCAGGCTTAAGATAATTAATGTTAAATTTTAAATTTTAAAACAAATGTCACAATTAGACACACTTTTAGAAAGCGCAGGACAAGGTTGGAAAAACCTTCAGTCTGACGCTGCTAGATTGGCTAACAAGTGGGAAAAGACAGGTTTACTTGAAGGCCTCAATAGTGAGGTTAACAAGAACAATATGTCAATGATCCTTGAAAACCAAGCTAAGCAATTAGTAGTTGAGCAATCTTCAACAGGTGGTTCAGCTAACTTTACTGTAGGTACTGGTGAGCAATGGGCTGGTATCGCATTACCTTTAGTACGTAAGGTATTTGGTCAAATCGCTGCTAAAGAATTCGTTTCTGTACAGCCAATGAACTTACCTTCAGGTCTAGTATTCTACTTAGACTTCCAATACGGTGATAATAAAAACCCATTCGCTTCAGGCGAATCACTTTACGGTACTTCTAACTCAGGAAACTACCCATTTGAAACTGCTGCTTCAAACACCGATTTATTAGGTGCTGGTGGTTTATATGGTGCTGGTAAGTTCGCTTACTCAACTAACCAATTCTCATCATCAATCATAATTTCAGGTGCTATTTCAGAATCAGCAACTCAGGCTGATGTAAACTTTGATACTAGATTATCTGCTTCAGTTGAAGCTGGACAAATCTGGAAATTAAAAGTTTCTGCTTCAGCTCTTGATAACTATGATGCAGAAGCAGTAAGAGGTTTCCAAATTGTTGGTGCTGGTGCATTAGCAACTGTAGCTCAAACAT